TCTCCTGCACCTGGATAGTTTTTTTCTATGTTTGTGTTTTGTTCCGACATTATTTTTCACCTCCTAGTGATTTTTTACCTTAGTTAAATAGGTCGGCATTTGTGAGGAAACGACCGCCCCATAGGGTTTTATGAATCACTTGTGGTGATTCCTGTACGATCTCGCCTAGATCGCCAGACTTGCGGAAAGCGGTATCTTGTTCTACAAGATCTACTCGCTTGCCAAACTCGTTAAAGTTGCTCTTGATTCCATTAACATCAGATGTTACCGATTCAAGAGATTTTGTTACTGCTGTTACCTTCTCATTAAGAGATTTGATAGTTGCAGCAAGATCGCCAAAGGCATTAGTAAGAGAATTATTAATTTCTGAAACTGCTTTAGCAACTTCTTCTTTAACATCTGCAACGGATTTTTCCACCACAGTCTCTACTTCAACTGCTGCTTTTGCAACAGAAGATTCTGCACTAGCGTCATCTGATTTAGCAAGAGCAAGTTCTTCAACTGCTGGTGCTTCTTCAGCGACTGCAGGGGTTTCTACTGCTTCTGCAACAATTGCTGTTGCTTCTGCTACTACCTCTGCTGCTTGTGCCTCTGGAGCAACCTCTGCATTTTCAACTACAGTTTCTGAAACTGTGTTTGTTGATTCTGTCATTAGATTTACCTCCTTAGTAATCTTAATTGTATTAATGCCTTTAGCACTATCAACTAAGAATTTTATTAGTTTTTCAGTATCGTTATCATTCTTTTCTATAAAGCCAATATTTTGCATTGCATTACCATTTACGGGGCTTGTTGCAGAGTCAGAATCAGATACCATTACGATACCGTTTTCTGAGTCCCAAAATACATTTTCAATTTCTGTTTTTGATAAATATCCATCAACTACGTTTTGCCCATTAATTTTTTCAATAGAAACTATGTTTGCAAATTGATTTGCTGGATTATCTACAAGAGAGAGTTCTGACAATTCATAAGTTTTAATTACACGAATTGTCTTATCTATTTTCTCGTCGTAAGCGTCATCCCATTCTTTAATGTTTCCACCTATTGAAAAACCAGTATAGGTTCCATCTAAAACTTTTTCCCATGCATTCTGTGCACCTTTGGAAACGTAAGCAGAAACATAAACTCCGCTATAAAACTTTTTAGTACTTGGATCAAAATACTTATCTTCTTTAAAAGAAACAATTTTACCAACAGCACTTGGTTGATGCATTTCACGAAGGTTACCACGGAAATTCTTAAAAGCGTTTATACTAGACTCTGTTGTTACAATGTCATTTTGACGATCAACGTTGTCTAGGGTTGCAAAACCAGAGACCATACGGCGCTCAACATCTATTTTTCCAATGGGCATTGAAAGGCGAACACTGTCACCTTTAGTTTCCCAATGAGCCTTGTTTATTAACATAACGTTATAATTATAGCACCGCTTTGAAAGAATTTCTCAATTATTGAGACGATCTACCTTCACCTTGTGCATTACGTCCAGATATAGTAGTTTGCGAATCAGAATTATTATTTATTCGTTCTGCATCTCTTTGACGATTCCCTGCTAAATTTGCTCTAGCATCAGTTGCTTGTCTTGGAGACATAACAAATGGCGTGTCCCCATCTGCCCTTAGTGGCAAGTCTAACATTTCACGAGCCTCATTAGGAGTCATAACCTGAGTCTTTACATATCTTTCAAGAATTTGAGATTGTGCAATTTCATCAGTCAAGGTTAATTCGTTAAACCTAAGTTCAAGAATATCTGTTTTTTCTCTTATGATCTTGTTTACAACCTTTTCCAGATGTCTTTGTGCTGGACGAGATACCTGTTCTTTAAATGTACGGTCTTGAGAAAGCGCTGCTGCAATGCCCCCAGAGTCTGCACCACCTAGTTTTGATATAGGAACTTGATGGGCAATTAAAATATCATCACGGTTTTGTTTGCGATACTCTTTAAATGAGCCATCCTGGATACCGTTTTCAATTGGTTCCATTTTAAATTCAACTTTATTTCCTTCTGTGTCTCCAGGAAGCGGAATATAAAGTGTTCTGTGTGATTGAGCCTTAAGTCCAGTCTGTAAAAATCTAAACATCTTATCTTCAGCATCACCTGAAAGTTTTGCACCCTTTAGCGTTACAACATATCTTGGTACAGCCTTGTTTTCAAAGTAATCAATATTATATTGAGAAGCAAGTTGGTCTCCGATAAGAGATGGCATTGCTGCAATAATATCTGGAATACCATAAAATGTATTTAAAGGTGAGTACTCTTTTAAATGAATAATTTCATTTGGACGTGGATCTGTACCCATAGGGTTTGCATTTTTTGCTCCAAAGTTTCTAAAGTAAACCACTTTTTGACCAATAATTTGCACAAACCCATCACGCAAGCGTCGTATGCGGACAGTCGTTGCTGGAATGTGGCCAACATAGCCAATCTCTCCAGCAGTTGTTCTACCTACTTCAATAAATCCGTTACCTGTTGCCTGAAGGTCTGTGTAAACCTTTTCCATTGTTTTTGTAAAACTATCGTCATCATTTAAATTTTCTAACCAGTCACGTACTTGAATCTTGGCTCTTTCAATGCGATTACGAGCACGTTCTACCGCACCTGCATCTTCGTTCATTTCAAACCTTAATAAAGTTCTATCTGATATATCAAAACGATATCCAAGACCTACAATGTTTTCTACCTTAGCGTCAATGGCAGCATGGTTAGCAAATGATGTGTCATAGAAGTTGGCTAGTTCATACATGTTGTATGGAGGAGTAATTACGTCAAATAGTCCGTAACCATTTCTATATACCGTGCCTGGATTGATTTGTTTAGATCCCGCATTTACTCCAGACGGATTTGCGTTTGCTGCGTCTAGGTATGCTTCATTAAATTCTGGTGCTGCGTATTTTGTTAAATTACGAGTTGTTCTACGACGAAAGTTTTGGTCAAGCCCAACATAATCTTTTAAAACATCCCAAGTTTTGTTAAATGGGTCATGTGATTTAAAAATGTTGTCTTGTTTTTCTTCTGTATTAAGACTTGCACGGATATATTCTTGATCACTCATCCATTGCACCTCTTCCATGTTTTTCCAATGTTTGTTGTGCTGCATGCCAGGCACCTAAATCATTCATTGAAGGAATTAATCCTTCTTTTAATCTTGCCTTTTGTTCGGAATACTCTTCTTCACTAACTTGAGTTAGCCCTGGAACAAATACTGCTGTGCCAAGTCCATCATCTCCGTAATGTATTGCAACTTTTTTTAACTCTGTAATTTTTGAAATGTCTCCACGGTCGGAAGGTATATTTAGAACTGAGCCTTCTTCGTCTGTAAACCATTTACCAGAGGATGTCTTATATACGTAAAGACCCCAGTCATAATGCTTATCTATTACCTGACGACGGACATTTTTAACATAAGGCTTACCAGTTTTTGGGTTAATTAGGGATTCCATAACCATAAGTATATCAGATTATACTGGTGTAGAGACGTTGGTTGACCACTCTGTACCTGCATATATATTTAATTTTTCAGGTTGATAGACTAATCCTTCTCCGTCATCAACAATTATTTTATTTGTGCCTATATATGTCTTGTAAATATCTGAGGGGTTAATTCCGTAGAACTCTGATGATCCTATTACTAACATTCCATCCCAGGTAAAGTTACTGGACCAAAATTGCCAGTCATTTGTTGTAATTCCGTCTGTTAATACCTGGAACCAAGTTCTTAGTGTTCTGCTTTCAACCTCTTGTAGACTGTTTGCCTGATAATATGCAATGTTATTAAATAATATTGGTCCCGTCAAGTTTATGCTTCCAAGATATGAATTATAGACAAGAGAGGCTAAAAATGCTATTCCTATTGAAGACCATTCTTTAAGGGATAGAACTGGCTCTCTTACCAGACTACCATTTAAGTAAAATCCAACACCATTATATGGGACACCATTTTGGTTCAAAACAAATATCCTGCCTCTGTCTAGATCAGCGCTGTTTGCCTGTAGGTAAAACTTAAGAGTTCCGCTTTTATGATTAATTTCAAAAATTTCTGTTGCAGTTGTTGGAAATGTGTCTTGATCATATCTTAGCCACAACTGCATAGCGCTTACCTTATAGTCTGTTGCTAATTCTTTGTTAATTGGAAGATTTAGTCCACGATTTTCTAGAATATTTATTTCCCCACGTACTTCAATTCCAGATGTTTTTGTTAAATATAAATATGGGGTACTTTCTTTATATATGCTAAACGGATTTTTAGATTTGTAATCAAAATAAATTCCGTTCTTTTTATATGGAAATAAGTCTACTCCAAATCTTGTTCCTACTGGATTAAAGGAGTTATCATTAAATGCTTGAGAGGCTAACTGTAACTTGTTTAATAGAATTGGTTTAGTTAAGACTCCACGACTGTTAAATTCAAGACTATATACAATTGCAAACTGATTAAAGTCTATGGTTTTAATTGGGTAAATCAAGGTATTGTTTAAAACTTCAAACCTTGTTGTTTCCCAGTTCTCATAGTCATTTAAGTCAAGTACTTTATGTTCATTTGGTGGCTCGTCATTAACAAAAGAAGTAGGACTATTAGCGCCATCTGCAACATACTGAAAAGTTACATAACTTTTTATTTGTGCACCGTCTGTATTGTAATACGAAGCAGATGTACCTGACTCTTGCTGTAAAGTTGTTGTTGTTGGATATCCTAAATTAAATTGTAAAAAATCTATTTCATAAAATTCTTCATCATTGCTATTTTTTACAAATTGAGCAAAGTAAGAAAGGGGTAGGTAATCTTGCCAGTATCCTGCAACGCCTATGTCTAAGAAATACTTTTCATATGCCTCTGAAGGAAGGATTGTATAACTGGCTGTGTGATCAATTAACTGCTGTCCTTTGTCTAATTCAATAAAACCGTTTGTGTCAATATAATCTGTTATTTTTGTAGAATTTAAAGTTGTGCCTAATCCAACAGAATAAAGTCTTCCTGTAAAGGTGTAATCTCCAGAGTTATCTCCACACACATACATTTTTAAGGAACTCTGATTTCCAAAAAAAGAACTCATGTTACTACCAAATTTTTCTGATAATGTTTTTATATTAAATCCAACTGCAAAAAGACTATTGGCCGTTATTGCCGTAGAGGTAAATAGCAGTTGCGTAGTTCCGTTATAGGTTAAGGAATATTTAATTAAATTTCCGTCTTTAAGAATTGTAAAGTAGTTATTATTTAAAGGATTGTATATTTTAAATAATATTTCATCTGATGCTAAGTTATTAGAACTAAATACTCCATAACAACTTTCAACTTCGCTTGACAATAGGTTAAATCTTGAAAAGTTAATGTATGACTCAACGGAGTTCCAAGTATTATTAGGTCTAAAAGATAAAAACCTATCGCTAATAACAGGGCCAGACTCGTTATCTTGTATGTCTTTATTTGCATCATATAGTTCTTGTAATGTTTTAGTGCCTAGGAATATTTCTGGTAAGGAATACTCAGGTGTTCTTAAATTTGTTTGACTAGTTGCTAGATTATCAAAACTTCCTTGATCCCAACCAGCAAAGTCTGGATAATTATAGTTAGCCGTATAATTTGCAAATGGATAATCTATAAAGGCTGTTGTTCCTCCATATGATGAGTTTATGCCTTCTGCAGAAACAACTCCTTGTCCATAAACCCACCTGCGTTTTGCAACTGTAATTGGAACTTGATAAGAATATATAGCAACGCAGTCAATTTCAAAAGGGTACACAGTATTACTTGCATAAAATCCTACCCAATCTTGACTGTCTCCACTATTATCAAGTTCTCCTGGAAGAGTTAGGTTGGCAGTATCTAAAGATAATGATAAAACCTCTTCACCATTAACCAATAAAGATGCAGAATCTTTAATTAAACGAATATGAATAAGCATTGGTCTAAACCACTCACCAACGAAGTGTGATGAGAACTGATCGCCAATAACTAATGTTAAAAATCCATCTTCAACATACAAGCCATCTTCAGACGCTATTGGTCCAAATATTTTAAATGGTGTAGGTGTATTTACTGCTATTCTTGCCCAGAACTCAATTGTGTAGTCGTTATACTGTCCCTTTTTGTTTAAAAATCCTTTGCCTGGAAGGATTAAAGATGCGTCAGTGTTTGGTTCTAATCTTGTCACTCCGCTTGCACCATAAACTAAAGGAATGCCAGAATTTTTACATTTTAGACCACCTTCAGTAATATAGTATCCCGAGTCTTCTGCAACTCCGTATGCCTGTGCCTCTACTGCATCATATCCACCATAAATACTTACCGTTGCTGGGACTGTGGTTTCTGTTATTCCATTTAAAGAGTATGTGTTAAACTCTTCATTCCATTGCCCAAAAGTAATGCCATTTATATAAAACTCATTTTCTGCTGATGTTCCTGAACCTTCAAAAATTTTAATTTTAACAACAATTCGTAATTGTGCAGAAACATTTGGAATTTCAAAAGTTTCAGAAATAAATCCCCATTTTTGATAAAGTGTGCTAGTAAATGTTTTTAAATTTTGAACTATGGTTGATGTAGTTGGATCTGTATATTCATAGCCTATAGAAACACTTTGCAAATAAACGCTATTTGAGTAAAAATATGATCCAATGGTAAATGTTCCAAGATCTGCAAAAGTATTAATATTAAGTATATTTGGGCTAACAACTGATGCTTCAAGTGTTTCTGTTACTGGAACATTAACTCTAATTCTTGACAAACTACTATCTAAAAATGGTTCATCTAAATCTTCTGCCGATGCTGCTACTACGCAGTTTGTTTTTGCCCACAAGGTTGTAAGATTGCGTTGCGCTTCAGTAATTAAACTTTTATAGTCAAGGGTGTCGTCTAATGCCCACAAAACTAGTGGATGCTCAGAATATATTTTTTCTGCATATAAATTTGATGGGGTAGACATATTTCTCCTATCCCCTTATTATAGCAGGATGAAGACTAATATAGTTTGATTTCGCAAGCGTCTGTTGAGCAATACGTCTCAGACTCTGCATCAAGATTATCCTTGCCATCATAAATAGCAGACCAATCAATTTTACCAATTTTACCAACATAAGAGTTATACTCTTCTCTTGTAATGTTTGTGTATGGTTGCTGTGGATAAGTTTTATTGCCCATAGGCAAAAATGAAACTGCCTTTAATTGACCTTCATGCATATGTAATGCTGGAGCAATGTGCTTGGTCTCAGATTCCTTATCAAATGATAAAGTTACGGATACTCCATTATCAGACCAGTACTTTTGAGCGGTAGCAGCCAAACCAATCTTTTCAAAAAGACTTACATCTTTTTCAGAACGAGGATGTCCAGATGCTACTGGGAAATACACTACTGAAGTGTTTGCTGATACTACGTCATCTTCAATTTTATACCCTGCTGCTTTAAATAAATGCACCATTGGATCTGTATTACCAAACCTTATAGCACGAAGATAGAACTCTCCTCCTGGACCCCAATGAACTCCTGGTGTTGCACCAGATAACAATGAAACAGATCCTGAAGGTTTAATGGTAGTTACACGAATTGATTCACGTACACATAGCCATTCTGAGTATGTGTGATCATATGAACGAATCTTTTTATACCCTTCGTCCATCCACTCACGAATTACTGGCATACCCTTTTTATCTGCAAAAGATGCAATACCTGTAAGAGATGTTCCAATACGACGATTGCGTTGCATAATTCCATTTGTGACTTGCCAATGTGTTGGCATAAGCGTAACGGTTTTACCGTATAAATAAGCAAACTTTAATGTGCGTAAAAAATCTTCTTTATCTTCATGACGATTCAAATGAACTTCTACAAGTGTGCATAATTCATAACTTTCTAGTGGCTGCTCAGCGCATGGGTTAAATCCCATAACACGAGAATCTTTATAATCTGGAGCGTCTGCTAATCTTCCATAATCTCTAGCAACATCTAGCCAAATAAATCCTGGCTCGCCATTGTCTGCAATTAAATCAACATAGTCTTCATACTTTGTTCCAACTTCTGCAGAGATAGAATTATTAGACATCCAAGCCCATCCTGGATTCTCTGAATCAAATGAGTTTCTATCTGGAAAAACTTCTGCATTTTTTAAATTAATAAAATCTTTATCTTCAGCATTTCCCAAAGCCAAGGTAGCGGAGCGACGAACATTACCAGAAACAACACATGTACCAATAAGGTTTATAATGTCTACTATTGCACGAGAATCAAGAGTTTCTCCTGATCTCCCGCCAATGACCTTCTCTATCTTACTGTGTAATGCAATAAGAGGTTCTGGACCGCTAGCAACCCCACCAAAGCCCTTTATGGGTGCTCCTAGTGGACGGATAAGGTCATAGTTAAACTTCTGTATAGCCTGATTAGGTCGTAGGTATGAATTTAAAAGCATTCTTACTGAGTCAACCCACCCCTCACGAGTATCTGGGATCTCCCATACATTTTCTGGCTCTGTTGGAGCATAGATAGGCATTTCTTTGTCTTGACCGACGGTATCAAACCCTACGCCAATACCTAACATTAAAGCATCCATAACCCAGGCAAATAATGCTCCAGGATCATTACGATCAATATCACGAGTAGAGACCATTGCACAGTTTTGAAGGGAAGCAGAGTTACGCTTCTCCATAGTCATAGGTGTACCAAATGCCCAAAGACCACGGCCTGGTGGAGTCCACTTTAATTCAAACATTCTTTGAAAGGCCTCTTGAGCAGACTTCTGTGCTTTATTGTCATTCCATGGAAGCCTATTGTCTTTAGCGTGGTTCTTTTGTACAGAGTACATTCCTTCAATTACCCGCTTGCAAACCTCATGCCATCTTTCTTTTGTTCCGTCTTCTTTCATACGAGAATAGGTGCGTATAAAGGTAATCTCCCCTAAAGAGTTTGAACCCGCATCTGAAAAACCAAATGGGGCTGGTATCTCAGTATATTTATTTACAAACTCATCTGACAAACGAAAAGAAAAGATATCTGACATTTATGCTCCAACTTTCTATAAATATTATAAGTACTTTGCAGAATCCAAAGTAGTGTTAAGTATATCATAGAATTAAAAAGAAAAACACGCTTATTTATAGCGTGTTAATCTTTAGTATAGGGTTAGTGCTTTTTGTTTTATAAAGCGCCCATCAATACTAACATTTCATCTGCTCCGCCTGATGGAGTTGAAAAAGAAAATGTTCCAGAGCCATCTGTTGTCAACACTTGTCCTGCTGTTCCATCTGCGCTTGGTAGTGTCCAAATTTTATTTGTAGTAACAGTGCCTGGTGCTTTAAAACCAACATAGTGACTTGAGTCTGTATCTGCTAATCTAAGTTCTGCTGTAGCATTAAGTGTAAGTGCTGTTGTTGCTACTGCACTTGCCAGTGTTTTGTTTGAAAGGGTTTCAGATACATCTTTAAGAGCAGTTCCATTCATAGAGTATGACTTACCTGAAGCAAGATTAATGTGCTCTGAAGATGTCCATGAATCTGTAGCGTCTACCCAGTTAAAGGTTTTATCAGTTGTTCCTTTTAATGTTATACCGCCACCGTCAGCAGTTACGTCTGAAGGCGTAGCAACATCACCAAGAACAATATTCTTATCATCTATTGCAAGAGTAGTTGAGTTAATTGTTGTGGTTGTTCCATTTACCGTCAAGTCTCCTGAAAGAGTTAGGCTTGTTCCAGTTGCTGCACCAA